TTTGACTCGTGCTGTCACGAAGCCGGAATTCTTTTAGAACACGAACGCACCGCCGCCGGTCGGCCGTATGACAATAACCGGCACCTTTAGGGCTGCAATTCGTAAACAACACGCGCTAAACTGTTGATGATTCAAGATTATAGGCGTTTGAAATGGGCGCACCCAAAGGAAACCAGAACGCTAGTAAGCACAGACGGTGGAAACAAGCCCTAGAGCGATCGCTGGCAAGGCTTGGCGATCAGATTGAGGGTGAAACGCTCGAGGTTGAGCGCGCCATTCATCGCGGCCTCGGGCATATTGCTGATCAGGTTGTGCAGCAGGCCTGCGAAGGGCAGAAAGACGCGTGGATGGAGATTGCCAACCGCATGGACGGTAAGCCTATCCAGTCGCTAGGGTTTGATGCTGACGACGACGGCGACGTCCTGCCGACGAAGATTGAGATCAACATCGTCAGGCCTCAGCTAACGCATGCCGAAGACACTTAGCCTCGACATACCCGAGAAGATGGTGCCGCTGTGGACTGATCCGGTGCGGCATAACAGTTTCCGGGGCGGTCGTGGCGGCGGTAAATCGTGGGGCGTGGCTGAGTATTGCGTTGTCCGGGGCTATCAGACGCAGACTCGATTTTTCTGCGGTCGAGAGACGCAAGCTAGTATGAAGGACTCGGTTTATCAGCTACTGGCTGACACAATCGAGCGCAAGGGTCTGGGGAGCTGGTACAAGCTGAAGACCCGCAGCATTGAAGGGCCAAACGGCACATCGTTCTCGTTTGACGGCCTCCGCGACCAAGACGTGACGAAGGTCAAATCGCTCGAGGGCATCGACGTGGCGTGGCTGGAGGAGGCTCAGGCGCTGTCTGAGAAAAGCCTACGGACGTTCGTGCCGACCATCCGAAAGGCTAACAGCCGCCTCATCTACACGTTCAACCCGCAGTTACCTGACGATCCCATCTATCAGCGCATGGTCGAAAAGCCCGGTCAGGGCACCCGGGACGTCGTCATCAACTGGCGGGATAATCCGTGGTGGACGCCAGAGCTCGAGCAAGAACGGCTTGATGACTACGTTCGCGACACATCGCGCGACAAGTGGATGTATAAACACATCTGGGAAGGGCACTGTCTGCCGGCGGTCGAGGGCGCTATCTTCGCCAACGAGATGGATACGCTGTTTACTGAGGGTCGTGTCAGGGCGCTGGAATACGACGCGATGGGCGAGCTCCACGGCATCATGGATTTGGGCTATGGCGTGATGACGTGCGTTCTGGCGCAGCGATTTGGGTCTACCGTGCAGATCGTTGGCTACGGGGAGTGGCGCAACAAGACGTACGCCGATATGACGGCAGACCTTCGAGAGAAGTATCCTCGCGTCCGCTGGGGCAGCATCTGGGTGCCGCACGACGCCGCGCATCGTGACCCGAAATACGGCAAAAGCCACAAGGACGTGCTGCGGGACTTGGGCTGGAAGGTCGCTGACATTCCTCAGATCGGTGTCGAGAACTACATCCAGCAGGGGCGGCAGATGTTCAAGAACCTATATATCAGCGATAATGACGACTGCAGGGTGCTGATCGATTGTCTGCGCCGGTTCAAGTACAAGGTCACGACCGACGGGAGCCGCAAGACGGGCGTCGATAAGGACGACTATAGCCACGGTGGCGAGGCGTTCTGCTATACCGGCGTGATAGCGCCGCAGATCACGAACGGGACACAGAGTACCGGAGACATCTATGCAGGATTTAACACCTACGCAGGGTAAGCCAAAGCTGCCGGATATGCGCCTGAAGCGCAACACAGACCTCCTGCAGCGTGTTCGAGATCGTTTCGAGGCGATGTCAAAGTCCGATCAGGAAAATCGCGATCAGGCGATGGAAGATTTGAAGTTCACGAACGTTCCGGGCTACCAGTGGGACAGCAACATGAAGCAGGAGCGCGGTTCCCGCCCTTGCTACGAGTACAACAAGCTACGCGTGTCTTGTAAGCGCGTCATCAACCAGATGCGTGGATCGCGGCCACAGGGCAAGTTCCGGGCCGTCGAGAACGGCGACAAGCCGACCGCTGACATCCTTGAGGGCTTGGGGCGTAACATCTGGACGGTCTCGGACGCCGACACAGTCATCGATCAGGCGGCTGAGTTTCAGGTGCCGGCCGGAATAGGCGCGTGGCGCGTGGTCACGAAGTACGCCAATGACGACTCGTTCGATCAGGACATCTACGTCGAGGGCATCCCAAACCCGTTTACGCTGTATTGGGACGAGAACAGCCGAGACCCGATGCACCGAGACGCGCGGGATTGGGCGCTGACCGGCAAAGTCAGTCACGACGTATTCAAGAATCGCTACGGCGACAAAATGCTGCAGTCGTTCAGCAGCGGCAACCACAGCTACGACAACGAAACGTGGTACGACGACGACAGCGTCCGAATCGTTGAGTATTGGTACTACAAGCCAGAGGAGGTCACGTTTCTGTTGCTGCGTCTGGAAAATGGCGCCACGGCTACGGTGCGCAGCGACCAGCCCGATTTCGAGGACGTCATGCAGTCTGGGGCGGTCGTAGAGCGAGAGCGGACGCTCAAGGTCAATAAAATCTATATGGTCAAGGCGTCTGGCGTGGGCCTGCTGACCGAGCCGGAGCTGTTCCCGGGGCCGCATTTCCCGTTTATCGTGGTTCACGGCGAGTGGCAGATGATCGATGGCCGGCCGTATTGGTGGGGCATGACTCGATTTGCTCGAGACGCGCAGCAATCCTACAACGTCAGCCGTACAGCGATCGCAGAGACCATCGCGCAGGCGCCGAAATCGTTCATCTTCGCGACCGCCGATCAGGCTGCGGGCAACGAAAAGCGGTGGGTCGAGGCCCACAAGAAGAACCTTCCGTTCATGCTGTACACGCCCGATCCGATGGCGCCGGGGCCACCGCAGCGCATCGGCGGGGCTGATGTGCCGGTTGCCTTGATGCAGCAGGCGTCAATGGACAGCGAAGACCTGAAAGCGGTCACCGGCATTTTTGATCCTAGCCTCGGTATGCGATCAAACGAGACCAGCGGCAGGGCTATTTTTGCTCGTCAGCAGCAGGGCGAGATTGCGACGTTCAACTTTCAGGACAATCAGGCGAAGGGCGTACAGCGCACCTACGAGGTCATTCTGGGCATGATCCCGTACGTCTACGATACTGAGCGTGAGCTGCGCATTTTGGGCGCTGACGGCATGGAGACGTACGAGCGCATCAATCAGGTTGTACAGCTAGATGATGGCAGCGTGGAGCGCGTCAACGACATTACGACGGGCAAATACGACGTTACGGTCGATGTTCAGCCCAATTTCCAGACGCTGCGTCAGGAGGCGGCAGAGCTTTACACCGGCTTACTGTCTCAGTTCCCTGATTTGATGGGCGTGGCTGGTGACTTGATTATGAAATCGCTTGATTTGCCGTACGCCGAAGACATTGCTGAGCGCATGCGGTTCCTGCTACCGCCGCAGATTCAGCAGACGCTGATGGAGGGTATGGAAGACATCCCGCCGGAGGTGCAGCAGATGATGCAGATGCTCGAACAGCAGGCGCAGGCGCTGCAGGAGCAAGAACAGGCGCTGGCGCAGGCTGCGCAGGAGGTCGAGGAGCAGAAGCGACAGGCTACCGAGGAATCGTCTCGAGCGAACGTCGACAAGAAGGACGTCGAGATTCGCATCGAGAGGCTGCGCCGGGAGACCGCCGAGGCTCGTTTGAGGCTGGCCGAGGCGGCCCAATCTACGCTGCAGGGTGATGACAGCACGGCAGAGATTGAAGACCTCAAGGCTGCAGTACAGTCTCTGGATATGGTGATCGCTACCGTGCTGCGAGATGCTGGGTCTTCACAACCGACGCAGTAGGCGGTATATTCCGCGACATCGGCCTGTGGGCCTAGTCTACGAGCGACTATGACTGACTCGATGCCAGAGCAGGAGGCTTTAAACCCTGCAGACGAACCGGAGTCTCCAAAACCGGATACGCAACCGGATGAGGGTAATGCTTTAGAGCAAAACCCAGAGTCTGAACCGGCAGACGCTACAGCCGACGGCGGCGAGCCTAAGAAAGGCGAGCCAGACCCGAAGCTGGCAAGACTGGCGAGTGAGAACAGAGAGCTCAAGCGCCGGATAGCAGAGCGTGAGCAGGCCGAGCAGGAAGCCCGACTGCAGTCATTGCAGAGGGAACTGAGCGACCCGCGAACGCTTGATGACTTTGACGGAGACCAGAAAGAGTACGGTAAGTACCTAGCTGGTCTCGGGCCGAAGCAGGTCGAGGCCCAGCGGCTTCAGGATGAGCAGGCGGCAGCGGCCGCAGCGCCTGATCCGGTGGATACCGAGAGCTGGACGGAACGTCAGGTCAGTTTTGCTGAGACGACGCCCGATTTCTTTGAAGTCGTGTATGACAAGTCGGTACCGATATCTTCGGATGTCGCCCGTCTGGTCTACTCGATGGAAGACGGGCCAGCGGTTGCGTATCACCTTGCGAAGAACCCCGAGGTTCTTGAAAGCGTTAACGCGCTCCCGCCGGAAGTCATGCCCGCACGTCTGCGGGTACTGTCAAAGCAGCTATCTGGTAAATCCTCTGAGACACGCGTCAGCAAAGCGCCGACGCCCATCCAGAGCGATCTGGGAGGCGGTGACGTCGGGACGACGAAGGTTGTCCGGGCGAGCTCCACGGAGAGCGATTCGCTGTCGACTGAAGAATGGATGAAGCGTCGGAATGAGGAGGTTGCAAAACGACGCAAGAGGTAGTCACCAATGGCTAATGAAATCCTAACGCCGCAGATGATCACGCGAGAAGCTGCGCGCATTCTTCACCAGAGACTCAATTTTACCGGTAACGTCAACAAGCAGTACGACGATCGTTTCGCCCAGACGGGCGCGAAGATCGGTCAGCAGTTGGACGTTCGCCTTCCGGCTAAATACCGCACTCGTCGCGGCGCTACGCTGGCAACGCAGGATCACGTCGAGCGTTCCACTCCGTTGGTTGTCGCCAGCCAGTTCGGTGTCGACGTCAACTTCAGTTCGGTTGATCTCACGCTGAGTCTGGATGACTTCAGTCAGCGTGTGCTGCAGCCGGCGATGTCGGTTCTCGCAGCGGATATCGAGGCGGTTTGCTTGGAGAAGGCAAAGAACCGCATTTCCAACTTCACGAACGCGACCACGAACTCGCTGATGGGTTATCGGAACTTCCGCAAGAACGGCGCGCTTCTGACGAAGTACCTCGCCCCGCTGTCAGAGCGTTGCGCGGTACTGTCGCCGGACAGCGTTGTTGAGTTCGGTGACGACACGAAAGGGCTGTTTCAGGACAGCGTCAGCATTGCGAACCAGTACCGCGAGGGCATTCTGGGTCGCACTGGCGGCTTTGACGTTCTGGAGAACACTCTCACGCCGAGCCACCTGAACGGTGCTGCTCTGGGCGGTACGCCGGTCACCAACGGCGCTGCTCTGGGTACGTCTGCGACGACCAACGTTTTTGTCTCGCAGTCGACCATCAGCATCGACGGTGCGTCTGGTACGCCGACCATCACGGCAGGCACGATCGTCACGTTCGGCACGGCATCGGCCGGCATCACGGCTGTCCACGACGAGAGCAAGCAAAACTACGGCTTCCTGCAGCCGTTCGTGGTTCAGGAAGACGTTACGCTGGCTGCCGGCGCAGGCGACATCGTCGTCAAGCCGGGTCTGATGTACGGTGTCGGCAACGCGTTCCAGAACTGCGCCCTGACGGGCATCTCAGACACCGATGGCGTTGCCATCAACGTCGTGGGTGCTGCGGACGGCTTGTTCCAGAATGACATCTTTATGCACAAGGACGCGTTCGTCATGGCGACGGCCGACCTCGAGGACGTATCGCAGTACGGTGCGTTTGGTGCGCGGGATGTCATGGACGGGATCAGCATCCGACTGGCTCGTCAGTACGACATCAATTCCGACAACGTTCCGGCGCGTCTGGACGTTCTGTTCGGCTTTGATGAGCTCTACCCAGAGCTGGCGTCGCGTCACATGTACAATCCGGCTGCTGTCACGTAGTAGGATTGCGCTGCCAAGCGAAACGACGGGGGGCTTCGGCTCCCCGTTTTTTTTGGAGCAGCGAATGACAGAGAAGAAATACGGCGTTCAAATTGCGACGCCATCGTACGACGGAAAGGTCGAGGCCGGTTTCGCCGCGTCACTTTTGGGGGTAGGCGCCTACTGCGCTATGACCGGTGTGCAAATGGATTTCCGCATGCGCGGCGGCGACTGTTTTATTGATCGCGCTCGGTCGGTCATGGTCAGGAACTTCCTGCAGTCCGATCCTGACAAGTTCACCCACCTGTTTTTCATCGACGCCGACCTGACGTTCAGCGGAAAGTACGTCGCGGCGCTGGTCGCGGCAGACCTGCCGATTTGCGCTGGCGTGTACCGGATGCGACAGGAGCCAGAGACCTACCCAGCGACCCAATTGGACGATCCTAGCCTTGAGCCCGGGTGCATTTGGGAAAGGGACGGCTTTATCGCTCACTCGCGAGTCCCGACGGGGTTTTTGTGCATCCGCAGGGATGTGCTTCAGTACATGTCCGATAACGCCAGCAGGACGGCCCACACGAAGGACGAGGGCGACATCCCGTTCGTGTTTCAGACTGGGTGGTCGGACGACGGCGATTACATTGGCGAGGACTTCATGTTCTGCGACGATTATATGCGCCTGTACGACGAGGGCGTGTTTGACGAGCCCATCTGGGTTTGGCCGGAGATCGATTTCGATCACGGCGGCTATGAGGGCAGTTATCACCGCTGGATACTAGAGCAGCAGGCTAAGGACGAGTAACGCTGTCACATAATGTGAGGTAGAATTGCCCCATGAGCTACACACTCAGCGAAGTTATCGGCTACGCGCTCCGCGAGATTAACGTGATTGCGGAGAATCAGGAGCCGTCCGCGGCGCAGGCGAAACAGTCGCTCGCAAAGCTGTCGGGCATGCTGGGCATGTGGCGGGATGAGAAGGATATCGATATCGGTTGGTTCAAGACCGATCAACCGATGGAGCGCATCCCGGTGCCGGACTACGCGTTTCTGGCGGTCTACCAGAACCTGGCGATCGTCTGCGCGCCGCAGTACGGCAAGAGTGTCGGGCCGGAGCTCGCAACGATGGCGCAACAGAATCTGTCGTCGCTGATGCGGGTAGAGCTCAACAACAAGATCGACAACGTCGACATGACGCACCTGCCGGAAGGCACGGGGCATTTCGGCAGCAGGTACAACATCAACACGGACGAGTAGCATGGAACTGAAAACGCAGGCCATGATGAAGCAGAGCGCAGATCGGCGCCGCGAGCAGGCCGAGCGTCAGGTTCGGCTACAGCACGAACAGCGCCTTGAGAACCTTGAGGCCCAGCTGCGTACGTCCGCGAACGAGGTTAGAGAGCTGCGGGATGTCGTGACCAAGATGGCGACGGTGCTATCGAAGGGCATCGACGTGCGTGTCGAGACTGACGTTAAGGCAGACGTCAACGCCGACAATCTTGCGGCAACTATCGCTCGATCGGTGGGTGACGCGATGCGACCGCAGGCGCCACCGCAGTCAGGCCCGCACAAGTTTCGTGTCGAGCGGGACGGCAACGGCAATATCACGGCCATGATTCGGGAGTAAGCTATGAAGGCAGCAAAAAGCAAGACCATGATCTTTGCGGCGCTGGTGGCCGCGTTCGGAGCAGCGCAGGCCAACATTGAGACGCTGCAGGATTTTCTGACGCCGGAGATGTATGGCATTGTCACGTTTGCGATCGCGATCTGTATTGCGGCGCTGCGGGCGGTTACAACTCAACCACTGAGCGAGAAAAAATGATGAAGCGAATTGCAGGCGAACTACTCGAAATTTTGGCGATCGGCATCCTGTTTGTGCTGGCACTGGGTGCCGCTACGGCGCAGGCGCAGGTCAACGCGTACGACGTTACTCTGACGGTGACGCCGGATGCGACTGTTCCGGGTGATACGTTTGAGGCGTTTTTGGATGGTGCATCAATCGGCACTGTGGCACCTGGCGCAAACACATTCCCCGGCTTGCTGACGGCTGACGGCACGTATACGTTTTTGATTGAGGCCAGCAACGCCTTTGGAACTACTCCGTCTGATCCTGTTGTAGTGACGATTGGTTCTGCGCCGGGTGTGCCGGGTGTGAATATCACGATCGAGTGTACTAATACGAACGGCGACGTCATTTCTTGTCCGTCGAATGTCAGCATCTCGATTAACT